TGTGCAGTTGATCGAGCTAGAACCCTTGCCGTTACTGGGAAATTCAAAAAGACCGTTGCGCTAGTCCTTGTAGTCAAGATAGTCAAAGTAAAAAACAGGATGGAAACGACTCGGCTCGCTACGCTCGCAGTCGTTTCCGCAAGAAGATCCCTCCCGGAGTAGGAACGAACTTCATCAACCTGTGGAGTGCTCCCGGCTCAGCGCCTGCGGCGCCTCGCGCGCGTGCAAGAAGGTAAGGAAGGTTTGTTGTTGAAGGTTATATATATGATGGGAACAGCGGTTCTCCCCTCATCATTTGTCATAACCTCCGGAACAAGGGTTTGCGCGCTTCGCGCGCCTGCGCGTCGCTTCGCTCCTTGCCGCGCCTTCGGCGCGATCTTTCTTTCCGGGGTTAGGAAACGAGACATCCAACCCGGCTAGGGTTTGTCCTGCTCCGGAACAGAGCCTGCGCCTCGCGCTACGCGCTCGCTCCGGGATGAAGGCCATGCCGCTCGACCAGACGACGAGAGTTTGCAGCAGCGCAGCAAGGATCACCGATTACCCCGCTGCGCGTTCCGCCCGGACAGCTCTTTGCACTAGCAGGAATAGCGCAGCGGCTTCACCAGGGGCACGCTGAGCGGATTTCGTTGCTCCGGAAGGGGGCGTAGGACTACGCTCTTTTCTCCGCTCAGAACGCTTGAAAACGCACCGCCACAGATCGATGAGGGAGAATCAGCGGCATCCTGAAAATTCAGCCTTGGAACGCTACAATGGGTCTGATCAACCGGTACGACACGATCAGGCCGGCTTCGTCGAGGGCAGCGCTAGTAGGGATGCTGGAATCTTGAAAACGCCCATATTTGTTCAGAATAGTATTGTAATGTCTTAATGCGCACGGTATAGTTTAGGTGCGTCCGGTAAGTCAGCAATGACTGAAGCGCTGAGAGATTGCGGGAAGGCAAACCGCAGCTAGGAAGCCCTTCACGGATTCGCAAGATAGCAACAGCCGGTGAGGCTTCCCGGCAACCCAAAGCGTCATGTGCCGCTGCACCTGCACAACAGCCAAAAATTTCCCTTGACTGTTTACTAATAGGTGCCCCGCATGTCGTCTGAAGACTCTCAAATCCCCCAGCTCGCTCGCGGCAAGCAAGTGTGTGCCGCCCTCGGTGTTTCACGCAGTGCTCTGCACGAATGGATTCGCGCAGGCCGATTCCCCGCCCCCATCAAGCTTGGCAACCGCAACGCATGGCCGTGGTCCGTCGTTCGCGAATGGCTCGACGCCCAAAGCAAGGCGGTGCCGGCATGATCTTCCCTAAAGTTACACTGGGCGTCGGCAAAAACGGCGACTACCTCGACCTTGACTCGATCCGCGTTCCGGGTTCGCCGTCTATTGAAGAGCTTTTGCGCAGGGCCGAGAGCAAGGCCGAGAAGCCCGTCACTCAAGCGGTGCCCGCCTTCGTTCGCCTTGAGCGCATGCTCGGCAGTTTGATCGGGATTTACGAGGCCGCTGCCGAAGCCGCCGACGAGGACGTTAAGAGCGACCTCTTGCGGGCTGCACTGCATAAAGCCGGATTGATCCTCCAAGTCCAGCGCGAAATCGAAATTGATCGGCACAACGCGACAATTCAGGACATTAACGCCGAGCTTGACGAATTGAAGTCACTGGCTGAAGTCCTGTAAGCTTTGGTCTGATTCGTATCCTCCTATGGCGCCCCAAGTGGGCGCCTTATTTTTTGTCCGCAGTTGTCCAGTGTTGTCGCCCTGACAATCCAATCGCCATGACGGTTTGTATCATTACGTCATGGAACGCCGAGTTAGATTTTACGACCGTGCAGCATGGAAAAGTCTCCGCCTTGAGCAGTTGAGGCGTGAGCCTTTTTGCGTCTTCTGCGCCCGCTCCGGTCGTCAAGTTCCCGCCACCGTATGCGACCACGTTCAGCCTCATCGCGGTGACGAGTCGCTGTTCTTCGACCCGCAGAACCTCCAGAGCCTGTGCAAATCGTGCCACGACGCGATCAAGCAACGCTTTGAGAAGTCCGGTTACGAGGCAGGTGGCGACATTCACGGCATTCCATTCGATCCCTCGCACCACTGGAATGCACGAGCATGATCACCGTCGACTACATCCCCAATCCACGCCTCGCGATCCTGGCGAGCGAACTTGAACTTCTGAACCTCGAACTGTTGGACGAGGGGTTCGATGATCGGGTGCGAATCGCAACCCTTCGCCACGCAGCACGCCACATGCTCCGGATGAGCCAGCTTTTCGTGAATCGACCTGTCGAGAACAACGATGAAGCGGAGTTCGATTTTGCCTGAGCGCTTCCTGATGCAACCTGGCGATTACCTCGTCGCCTTGCTCGCAATGTTCGCAGCGATCTGGGGTGGCCTGGTCAGCTACTTCCGCCGAATCCAGTCCGGCGAGCAGCATTCCAGGCTGGCCGCTATTGCACACATCGCGACATCCGGATTTGCTGGCTTCATCGCTTGGCTCGGTTGTGTCGGGGCGGAGGTTCCAGCGCCGTTTACCGGCGTGATCTGCGGCCTTGCCGGCCACATGGGTGCTGAATTCATCCGACTGCTCGATCACCGATTTACGGATCGGCTGAAATGACCACGATCCCAATCAGCCTGCTCGACCAGATCGTCGCGATCAACAAGGCACTCGCGGATTACGCAGAGGAACGTCGTGTCGGTTGGGACGAGTTCATCCGCAAGAGATCCGGCTCCCGACGTACTGGTGGAGCCGCTCGGGCAGTCCCTGCCAAAGCCTCGGGTCTACCTGCGGGAGTTCGAGTGAGCAGAACGAAGGCAGGAGATCGATACGCAGCGATCATCTTCGCTAATGGTCGATCAAGAATGATCGGAACATACGACGCCCCAGAAGAAGCCCACCTCGTGTACTGCAAGGCACACATCGAGTTGCACGGCGAGCGGTCGCGCTATTGGAGCCAACGGCATGAAATCTAGTCGCGAACCCGAACAACTCCCCGATGGCGTCATTGCATGGGGCTGGCGCTATCGAGTCATGATCAGCACTCGCAGCGGAACACACGTTCTACCCGCTGAGTTCGAAACAGCCGACGCAGCACACGCTGCTTACCTCGAAGCACAGGCATCGCAATGGAACGGATGATGCTGACGCAGAGCGCAAAGGTGCGGGGGGCAGGGAAATGATGCCAACGATCGACCAGGGACGAACGCCCGTCCCCTGTCAATTTTCCGCTAACGTAAATTTCGCCTGACGAAATGGCACGCAAACCACGCGCAGACGGAACGAAGTTCGCCGTTGAAACCGCAGCCGATCTTGCTCGTCCGCTACCCGAGCCCATCTTCCCGTTGTCCGATCGCGCCCAGAAGTATTGGCCGGTGATCGTTAACTCTAAGCGCCGTGAGGCATGGACCGAGTCCGACCTGTTCCTGGCGGCGAATCTCGCCGAAGACTACGGCGAGCTTGAGCGCCTGCGGAAGCTCATGGCTACCCAAGCGCCGCTGATTCCCGGCACAGGCAAGAGGAAGTTCGATAAGCATCCGGTGCTGCTGGTCATCGATGACGTTCAGAGCCGGATCATCTCGACCTGCCGTGCCCTGCAAATCCACGCCAACGCAACAGTTGGCCTCGTGCACCACCAACGCGAGAAGAATCAGGCTGCACGTGAGATCGCCCAGGCAATCGAGGCTGCCGATGACGATCTGATCGCCCGCCCCAAGCTCAGGGCTGTTGGATGAGTCGTAGCAGGGCGAGCCGCATCATCCGGTTCATTGAAGCGTTCTGCCGGGTGCCCGACGGGGTGCATGTCGGAAAACCGATCAAGCTTCATGCCTTCCAGAAGCGGTTCATCAAAGCCGTCTACGACAACAAGCGCGGCACCCACAAGGCGTTCCTGAGCATCGCACGCAAGAACGGCAAGACAGCTCTGATTGCTGCGCTGGTGCTCGCACACCTCGTCGGCCCGGAAGCGCAGCAGAACAGCCAGATCGTGTCCGGAGCGCAGTCTCGCGATCAGGCCGCGATCGTGTTCAACCTCGCTGCGAAGATGGTATCCCTGAACCCGGCGTTAGCTGAGATCGTGCGCGTGGTCGAGTCGCGCAAGCAGTTGTTCGGTTTGCCGATGAATGTCGAGTATCGCGCCCTTGCGGCTGACGGGAGGACCGCACACGGCTTGAGTCCGGTGTTGGCGATCCTGGACGAAGTGGGCCAAGTGAGGGGGCCGCGTTCGGACTTCATCGACGCCATCACCACGGCGCAGGGCGCCCACGAAGCGCCGCTCCTGATCGCCATCAGCACGCAGGCGGCGAACGACGCAGACCTCTTCTCGATCTGGCTCGATGACGCCCAGCGCTCCGGCGACCCTCACATCGTGTCCCACGTCTATGCGGCACCGGCTGACTGTGCGCTGGACGACCGCAAAGCGTGGAAGGCTGCGAACCCGGCCCTCGATGTTTTCCGCAGCCTGAACGACGTACAGCGGCAGGCAGCGGAAGCGAAGCGTATGCCGTCAGTGGAGAACACGTTCCGCAACCTGACGCTGAATCAGCGCGTCAGCACCGTATCGCCGTTCATGTCGCTCAACGTCTGGAAGGCGTGCGGCGATCCGTCTGCCTATCTCGACGGACTCGAAGTCTATGGCGGCCTCGACCTGTCGGCACGCACCGACCTCACTGCCTTCGTGCTGATCGGAAAGGATGCCTCCGGCACGTGGCAGGTACAGCCGCACTTCTGGACGCCTGCCGTCGGGCTGATGGATCGCGCTCGACGCGATCGCCAACCCTACGACATTTGGCGCGATCAAGGCTTCCTGCGCACCACTCCGGGCGCAACTGTCGATTACGAACAGGTGGCCCGCGACATCGCCGAGATCACTGACGGGCTGAACGTCAAGGCGATCGCCTTCGACCGCTGGCGCATCGAAGTGCTCAAGAAGGAGTTCGATGCTATCGGCCTGAGCCTACCCCTCGTCCCACACGGACAAGGCTTCAAGGATATGAGTCCCGCCCTTGATGCGCTCGAAGCTGAGGCGCTGAACGCCCGCATTCATCACGGCATGCACCCGGTCCTGACGATGTGCGCGGCGGGCGCGGTCGTCACCAGAGATCCGGCAGGCAACCGCAAACTCGACAAGTCAAAAGCGACGGCCCGGATTGACGGAATGGTCGCGCTCACGATGGCGTTCGGTGCCGAGAACCAGGCCGCTGAAGAAGAGCGCGAGCCCGAGTACCAGATGATGTTCCTGTAACCGGCGACCGGACAATTCAGGACTATGGCGGACAAGTAAGTTCTGGAATGCCATATCCATAGGCGAGAAAATGATGCCTATGGATAAACATAGAGTTGTCAAGGCTTTATCGGCCTTCACCGTCAAATCCTTCGATCCCGAGCAGGGAATCATTCGCGGCATCGCCACCACTCCGAAGACCGATCGGGACGGCGACATCGTGATGCCCGAAGGCGCGGTTTTCGAACTGCCGCTCCCCTTGCTTTTCAACCACGACCCGAATCAACCGATTGGCCACGTCATCGAGGCGACTGCAACCAAGGCAGGCGTAGAGATCGTGGCCAAGGTCGCTAAAGACGCGACCGCCAAGATTGCCGAAATCTGGCAACTGATCAAGTCCGGCCTCGTCGGTGGCTTCTCGGTCGGATTCCGCGCGCTCGAAGTCGAGCCGATCGAAACCGGCTTCAAGTTCAACAAGTGGCAATGGCTGGAGCTTTCAGCCGTGACCATCCCGGCGAATACCGAAGCCGCCATCCAAGTCGTCAAGTCCGTATCAATCAACACTGAGGTAACACCCGCAATGACCATCTCCGAGCAAATTCAACAGTTCCAAGCCAAGCGAGCCGAAGTTCTGGCCGGTATGGATGCGCTGATCACCAAGGGCGCCACCCTGTCGCAAGACGAGGACGCCAAGTACCAGGCTGCTGAGGCCGAGATCGCAGCGATTGACCAGCACCTCGATCGCCTAAAGGCTGCGGAAGCCCGCCAAGCCAAGGCTGCGAAGCCCGTCGCTGGCTCGCACATCACCGTCGAAGACAACGCCCCGAAGGGCACCGACTTCGTCCGCTACACCAAGTCGCTCGCGCTCGCGAAGGGCAACCCGATGCAGGCCGTCGAGATCGCCAAGGCTGCCGGCTACGGCAACCGCGTCGAGACTGTCCTGAAGGCTGCGATCGCTGCCGGTTCGACCACCGACGCCGGCCTCTCGGTGCTCGTCGAGAACCAACTGATGACCAGCGAGTTCATCGACCTGCTCCGTCCGGCGACCATCGTCGGCAAGCTGTCGGGCGTGCGTAACGTCCCGCAGAACATCCGCATCCCGCGTGCGACCTCCGGCACCTCGGCGAACTGGATCGGTGAGGGCAAGGCTGCTCCGATCACGAACGCCGCATTTGCTGACCTCGAAGTCGGCTCGCACAAGCTGGGCGCTATCGCGGTCTTCACCGAAGAGCTGTTGCGCCGCTCCGAGCCCGCCGCCGAAATCCTCGTCCGCGACGATCTGCTGGCCGCTGTCGTGCAAGCCGTCGATGTGGCGTTCATCGACCAGGCGAACGCCGGTATCGCGGGTGTGAAGCCCGCTTCGATCGCCAACGGTGCGACCACCGCCGCCGCTTCCGGCACGACCGCCGCGAAGGTCCGCGACGACGTGAAAGCCGCCTACGGTGTGTTCGTCGCTGCGAACCAGCCGATCGCCTCGGGCGTGTGGATCATGCACCCGAGCACCGCGCTGTCGCTGTCCATGATGGTGAATGCGACCACCGGCCTGCGCGAGTTCCCCGGTGTCGATTTCGTGACTGGCGGCACTTTCGAGGGTCTGCCCGTCGTGCTGAGCACCAACG